ATCTGGATGGGTAAGGAAGCTGCAAAATGATTACATTACTTGGAAGTGTTCTTGGCTTTACCACATCCTTTCTCCCCGAGGTATTGGGATACTTTAGATCTAACCAGGAGCATAAGCATTCCCTTGAGAAAGCACGGCTAGAGATGGATCTCATGGCTAAGAGATCTGAGCTGAAGCTGGAGCTGCTGGACAAAGAAGCAGACATCAAAGAAACCGAGGGATTATATCGACATGATAGCATCGACGCTGGCACTTTTATTAACGCATTACGAGGCAGTGTCCGTCCTGTCATCACTTACTGCTTTTTTGCTCTTTTCGTTGCAATCAAAGTAACGGCTCTTCTTGCCATCATGAACAGTGGCACAGATCTCGGGCCAGCCCTGACGTTGATCTGGGATGATGCAACAGCTGGTCTGTTTGCCGCCATCATGAGCTTCTGGTTTGGGAACCGAGCAGTATCAAAATACGTCAAAGGAAAAATCTAATGGAACTATGGCAGTGGTTACTCCTGTTTGGTGCAGTCACCATCAATACAGCGGTCAACATCTGGCGTCTCTACATCGAGAAACAGAAGCTCTGCAAGTGTGGCAAGAGCAAATGCAAGTGCAACGATAATGACGTCCCCCAGTATTTATCAGGAGATAAAAAACAATGAGTTTTAAGTTAGGCAAGCGTAGTCTCGAAAGATTAGAGGGACTAGATGAACGTCTAGTGGCTGTAGTTAAACTGGCTATCACAATGTCAGAAAATGACTTCACAGTTCTTGAGGGTTTAAGATCGATCGAACGTCAACGCGAGTTAGTCAAAAAGGGCAACTCCCAGACACTTAAGTCTAAACACATCGACGGGCTAGCAGTTGACCTGGGCGCCTACGATCCGGTCACCGGTATCCGCTGGGAAGAACAAGCGTATTTCCCGATAGCAAATGCAATGCAAGAAGCAGCCAAGCAGTGTGGCGTTGGTCTATGCTGGGGAGCTGCCTGGGCAGTACCAGGGCATGACTACCCGTATGACTGTCGTGAGTGGGATGGAGACATGCGTCTTTGCTGGACAGCCTACCATGACCTACGTCGATCTCAATCCAGAGTCGGATTTAATGATATGCCGCATTGGGAAGTCTGTTAATCAATAGAAAGGAGAGCAAATGTTTAGCGCAATTATCTTCGCATGTTCACTATCAGCAAGCGAATGTAAAACCTTTGGCAACCACAAGATCTTCACAGATGAACAGGCGTGTATCACAAGCCTGGGCGGTGGGATTATACAAATTGAGCAGCAAGGTTATGTCATAAGACAGTACACTTGTTACAAGTGGGCTGAGGACGTTTAACCTTAGTAAACATCGGTCGTATCGGTTACGATCGGTGTTTTTTTTAGAACACCAGATAAAACCTTGTAATCTGCATCGGTAATACCTATATGTAATTCACAGGCCCTGATTAGCCGATTTTGTCCCTTCCTGGGTGTTAACAGACTTAAAATCTGTGGCCTTCGGGCGTGGCGGTTCGAGTCCGCCCACGGGTACCAGGTAAGACAACATCGGATTAGTCAATCGGCCTCTAACCATAGAGGAGACTAGAAGATGACTAAGAAGTATTACCACTTAATTTGCGACGAAGGTGAAGCCTGGGTCGATTACTTTGGCTCTTACGACAAGCAAGAGATAGAAGACGAATGGGATTGCTACCAAGGCTATTACCATCCGCATTACAGCCGTAACTGGAGTAACAAAGACAAGGTTATCATCGTAACTGATGGTAGTCACACTCAGATGGTTGCTGCACTCAACAAGCTTAACGAAAGCAAAGAGGTGCAGTCATGAGACTATATGTAAGCAGCAAAGGCGAATGGTTTGGCACACAACGAGACGCCCAACGTAGCGCCCCTAGAGACTGGAGAGAAGTCGAAGTACCTACCAGTAAGAACGACCTAATTAACTACCTCAGTGCCAACAAAGTTGGCTCTACAGCTGCACCAGAAGCAGCCCCTGCACCAGCTCCAGAATTTACTTCTGAACTACTAACCAACGATGCATACAGCTGGGTCAAGTGGGCGCTGGATAAGCTTGTAACCGGAGACAGATCTGGAGCCAAGGAAATGCTTAATCTTGGTCTTAAGGAGCAAGCATTGGGTCTTAAGAGATCCGGAGCCATGACTTCTGATGGGTTCCTTGTAAAGACAGGGGGTCAGTCATGAAGATCTACGTCAACGCAAAAGAAGCAAACATGGTGCTTGAAGCAATCAGGGAATTACAGACTGGTATGTTTGAGCAAGACCTTGGTGACGGTGAGCATGGCTATGCGCTGTCAGAAGTTAAGGCACTTGAGAACATCAAACAGAAACTAACCAAGGCATTCGGATGAGGGACATCATCGGTGCCTTGTGCCTGTTCGGTACATTCTACGCTGGCCTAATGATCGTTCACGGTCTCGGCTAAAAACAACAACTGCTTATCCTGGGAGAGATAAACAATGGAAAAGACAATTACATTAAGAAAACTAGTAGACGAAAACTANAGCCGCATCTGGTACAACAAAAGTGACCAGCATGTAAAAGAAAGCCATTCTAAAGCTTTACGCTTTTGTGACTTCAATGGTTTTGGTGACAAAGAGATTGTGTCTTTCAACGTCAACGACCTGTTCGACTTTATTGACCACCTTGAGACACAAGGCATTGGTGACAATACGCTTAACCATTACAACGCCAACATCAGTTCGATCTTTAAACATGCCAAGGCTCTAAGACTTATCGACCATAAGCCTTCCATACCAAATCGCACGGTTACCACCGGACGACCTCGGTACATGAGTAATGAAGAGATGGAGCAGCTGCTATCATACAAGTGGGCAGACTTTGCCTGGTGGATGCGTCCGATGATTATCCTAGCTAAGACGTCTGGTATGCGTCGTGGTGAGATCCTAAGTATTAAGCCACACATGTGCGTCCGTGAGAACGGCAAAGAGTGGGTTGACCTTGCTCGTACTAAGAACGGTGAGGCCCGTAGAGTTGCACTAAGCAGCGAAGCTTGTGAAGCTCTTAAGGAGCTAGACTTCGAACCTGGAGTACACCACAAGAGATCTACTTTTTACAAGCAGTGGGACAAAGCTAGACGTAAGATTGCACCTAACGATGATAACTTTGTCTTTCATGCAATCAGACACACAGTAGCTACTAAGTTAGCCACAGAGCAAAACCTAAATGCATTAGTTGTCCAAAAGATAATGGGCCACAAATCGCTTACGACGACATCACGATATGTCCACCTTAAGCAAGATCAGCAGCATGACTACGTTGCACATCTTTAAGACAACCAGGGGAGCCACTTAGGCTCCCTTACTTTTGGGTACCAAGCTACTGCATATTGACCAACACATAGAGCAGAAAATAAGGTCAAAAGTCGGTGTACCCCCTAATAGATAAAAACACGGGAGTAACAGGAGAGATATGAGTACAGGCACTACTGCGATCCAGCGTCAACTGGAACAACAGATGCTCGAACGAGGACAAGAGCGTTACAACAAAAGAAACATAAGCATACAGGGGTCACAACAAGAAGTAGCACATAGGAGTATCACTGAGGTATTACCTAAAGTGTCTGAATGCTTAACCAACTACGTCAATCAAGAAGAAAACAGACTAAAGACAGCCGGTGGTACACCAGCAGCCTGGCATGAGATCATTAGCAAACTTGATGTCAACATCTTAGCCTACTTAGGATTGAACTCCATGTACGATGCTGTCGTGCGCCATGAGACACTNACNCAGGCTATGCTTAAGATTGGCTCCAAGATTAACCAGGAAGTCTGGGCGCAAGGTCTTAAGGAATACGACAAGGATCTATACAAGAGAGTTGTGAGACAGGTCACTAAAGACCACTCCAGTGAACGCTATCGAGTGAAGGCTCTAAGGATAATTGCCAACAAAGAGGGATACTATGGAGATACCTTCGACAAGCCACTTAGGTTGGCTGTAGCAGCTCCAGTGCTTAATGCTGTCTTAGAAGTTTCCGACATGTTCGACATCTACGAAAGCTTTAAGAACACTAAGACCATTAGATACCTAGGTCTAACCAAAACAGCTGAGGATCTCATTAACGATCGTGTCTTAGATGAAGCTTGGGCATCACCTATGTATGCACCTATGGTTGTCCCACCAGCTCCCTGGACGTCGTTTGATACTGGTGTCTACTTAGATCCTATGGTTAGTGCCAATGTGAAACTAGTTAGACGACACTCAAACACCCAGGCACGAGAGATTAAACATCAGTTTACTAAAGGTATCCCAGCTTATGTCGAAGCTCTTAATGCAGTCCAGGAAACACCACTTAAGATAAACCAAGGTGTACTTGAAGCTGTCGAGTGGTGTATCGATACTGGTCAAGTCTTTGCTAAGTTCCCAGAACTAAAGCCACCAGCGATACCAGAGTTGTCTGAAGATGAAGATGTGTCTGAAGAATATAAACGACAGATCAGAGCTGATCGTAAAGCTTGGCACATTAAGAGACGCGAGTGCGTAGCTAACTTGGCTGTCATCGATAGTGATCTTAGGACAGCTAAAGAGATGTCTAAGTTTGAGCAGTTCTGGATTGGTTGGTCTTTCGACTTTAGGGGCCGAATGTATCCGGTTAGCCACTTCAACTACCACAGAGATGACCATGTCAAAGCTCTCTTTCTGTTGTCTAGAGGCAAGAAGCTAGACGATGAAAGTGTAGGTTGGTTGTATATACACTTAGCCAACGTAGGTGACTTTGGTAAGATCTCTAAGAAGTCCTTAGACCAGCGCATTAGCTGGGTCGAAGATAATCACGATCAGATCATGTCTGTAGCTAACGACTGTAAGTCTACCTATGAACACTGGTCTACAGCTGACAAACCCTTTCAGTATCTTGCAGCTTGCCAGTGCTATCGAGATCTCCAGGAGCAGGGCATAGACAACTACGTGTGTCACCTTCCAATATCTCTTGATGCAACCAATAGTGGCGTACAGATCTATTCAGCAGCCTTACGTAGTTATGAAGACGGTAAAATGACAAACCTAGTGCCTCTTAAAGAGTGCCAGGACGTCTACAAAGAAGTGGCTGATGAGGTAAACAAAAGATTGCTTAAGGATGGATCTGAAGATGCCCAGCGTTGGCTCGAGTTCGGTGTCAATCGATCAATCTGTAAGAGAAATTGCATGACATTTGCTTACAGCTCACAAGAGCGAGGCTTTGGTGACCAGCTTATCGAGGATCTTATGCAGCCCCTACAGAAATCTGTGTCTTATGGTCAGATCCCAGAACACCCATTTGGAGACAAAAGAGAGCAAGAGAGAATGGCTAGGTTTCTAGCTAAGATTAACTACCAAGCAGTGCAGTCTGTCATCACCTCAGCGTCCCAGGGAATGGACTATTTGAGGTCTTATGCACACAAGGTTGCTAAAGAGAATAAGCCTATCAGGTGGACGTCTCCTAGCGGCTTTCCGGTGGTTCAAAAGTACACTAAATTCACTGGTAAACGTGTGCAGATCTTTCTTTACGACCGAGAGGCAAAGATACGTAAGAGAACCAGGTTTAATCTCATCGAAGAGGATGAATTTGCTTATGACACTAAGAAATCTGCAAATGCAGTAGCGCCCAATTTTATACATGCTTTGGACTCTGCTTTGATGCATGAGACGATACTCCTGGGTAAAGCTAATGGCATCGAGGACTTCTTTTTGATTCACGATAGTTATGCTTCTACAGCTGCTGATACTTGGAAACTTTATCACTGCGTTAGGAAAGCTTTCGTAAGCATGTTTAAGGATCAATGTGTCTTTGAGAACTTCGAGTCCGAGGTACGTCAGCAGCTGGATAACCCAAACGAAGAGTTACCAGAGATCCCACCAAAAGGAGACCTGGACATCGAGGGCATCCTAGACAGTGAGTATTGCTTTAGCTGACCGGTGTACCCTCTTTTGATATACTTTCGAAAGGACAACCAAATGCATCCCAGAGAAAGGATCTTGGGGTACATCAAGTACTACCAGGATCAAAACAAAGAGATACCCAAACAGGTCTTAAGAGAGGCGCATAGATGGCGCATCGATGTACCTGTGAGGGTGACACAACTTGCAGACTATAAGCTTACAAATGAAAGGACGAGCGACAATGAGCAAGACTAAATTTACGACCCCAAAAGGCACAGCGATTTACCCTTGGTTACAACCAGGAAGACCGGATACTGCCTTCGATACTGAGGGAAAATACAAGGTTCAACTTAAGATGGCTGAAGCTGAAGCCAAGCCTATCATGGATCTAATCTCAGAAGCTAAAAAAGATAACTTTGCTGCTAAAGATAACGTCAGGTTGCCTTACGACAGAGACGAGGAAACCGGCGAGATCACCTTCAAGCTGCAATCTAAGTATCAACCTAAGTACGTCGATAGCAGTGGGTCTCCAATCCCAGAACAAAAGGTACCACTGATGTTCGGTGGCTCTGAGTTAAAAGCTAAGGGCATGTTAGATCCATACTCCGGTAACTCCAAAGGAATTAGTATGCGACTGTCAGCTGTCCAGGTGATTAACCCTGTAGCTGGTGAAGGTGGGGACGCTAGTTTCGACGCTGTCGATGGTGGCTACACACACAACCAAGGAAGTACCAATGGCTCGAAAGAGGAAGACGACGAAGACTACGACTTCTAAGTCAGTAGGTTACCGTCTAGGTTTTCGGTCGGGTCTCGAAGATCGAGTGTCCCAACAGATTACCCAAGCTGGCATCGAGCTGCTCTACGAGACCGACAAGGTTGGCTACGTAGTACCATCTCGAAACGCCAAATATACACCAGACTTTAAGCTGCCTAAACCAGGTGGCTTTTTTTACGTCGAGACCAAGGGGATATGGACTGTCCAGGACAGAGCCAAGCATTTGCTAATTCAAAAGCAACACCCTGATCTCGACATCCGTTTTGTTTTCTCAAATCAGAACGCGAAGTTGTATAAAGGATCTCCCACCTCGTACTCTTTGTACTGTGAGAAGCAAAACTTTCGGTATGCCCACAAGGTTATTCCGGAAGCTTGGCTTGAAGAAGCCAGGAGAGCAACTGGGGAGGCTTAGGTCTCCCCTTTTTTACACAATCAGGGACGCACAAAATGTTAATAGAACGAAAACACCCATTCAGTGGGGTTGTTAGTATTAAAGAAATACCTGTCACCCAAGAGCAGCTTAATGCCTGGGAAAGTGGTACACTTATTCAAGATGCAATGCCCACCCTTACAGCCTCAGAACGAGAGTTCATAAAGACTGGATTAGTCGATGAGGACTTTGGTTGATGGTGGCTGATGTTCAAATACTAGAAAGTGAATTTGTTACTCACATACCTTGCGAGATCTGTGGGTCTAAAGACAATGCTGCCATTTATACAGACGGTCATACCTACTGCTTTGGCTGCGCTAGCTACGGTCAGGAAGAGGGTGGCACTGCTGTCAGAACAGCCACACTAAACACAAAGTTAATCAGTGGTGCCTACAAACACCTGGCACAACGAAAGTTAATGGAAACTACATGTCNAAAGTTTGGNTACCAGGTGGGTGTCCACAATGGTCANACTGTACAGCTGGCAACTTATNGAAANGATAAAGGACAGCCGGTAGCACAAAAGGTGCGAACTGTAGATAAGAAGTTTTCAATAGTCGGTGACGCAAAAGCTATGACACTATTTGGATCACACTTGTGGTCTAATGGTAAAAAGATTGTCGTCTGTGAAGGTGAGATAGACGCTATGTCAGTCTCCCAGGTACAGAACCATAAGTGGCCTACGGTCAGTCTGCCTAACGGAGCAGCAGCTGCTAAGAAAGCCATCATTAAGAATTATGACTACCTTACTAAGTTCGAAGAGATCATTTTGATGTTTGACGACGATAAGGCCGGTCGTAGTGCAGCGCTTGAGTGCGCTGAAGTGTTACCAGTTGGTCGTGTAAAAATAGCGAGTACGGCCCCCCACAAAGATCCAAACGAGGCTCTCGTGGCTGGTGACTATCAATCTGTCATACAAGCGATATTCCAGGCTAAAGAATATAGACCTGATGGTATCGTGACAGCGGTCGACGTCAGATCGTCCATTGGTGTCGCGGAAGCTGTCTCTGCGATTGTCTACCCGTACTCTAGGCTCAACGATATTACAAAGGGTCTTCGCTCGGGTAGTTTGGTCACTGTGGCAGCAGGGTCTGGCGTCGGCAAATCTACATTTATTCGAGAGATAGCATATCGGTGCCACATGGACGGTCATAAGATCGGCATGATGATGCTCGAAGAGAGTGTCAAACGTACAGCTGAGGGTCTGGTAGGTATCCACCTTAACAAGAATATAACAGTAGATCCCGACACTAGTAATCGAGAAGANATCTTAGCTTCTTTNGACGACCTAACGAAAGACCAACAGTTTTATCTGTTTGACCACTTTGGTTCAACGGACATGGAAACCATAGTTAGCCGCATTCGATACATGAACAAGGCGCTGGGTTGCCAGGTTATATTCTTGGATCACATATCGATGCTTGCCAGTGGATCTTTGTCTAATCAAATCACAGACGAAAGACGGTACGTTGACCAAATAATGACTACGCTTCGTACACTAGTACAAGAGCTAGATATCTGTCTTATCGTTGTGTCCCACCTAAGACGCCCATCGGGTGATAAGGGGCACGAAGGTGGTGCATCAGTTTCACTGTCTCAGCTACGTTCATCACACTCTGTGGCGCAGCTGTCAGACTTCTGCCTGGGCATCCAGGTCGACCCTGACAACCCTACGAGTGGCAAGCGATACCTAAGCATATTAAAGAACCGACACACTGGCGAAGTAGGGCCAGCTGGTGTCCTTAAGTATGACCGAAAAGCCGGTCGTTTACATGAAGTCGACGATGACTTCGAAGAACTGGAGTTCTGATATGGCAATACGTCCATTTGACCAGTCTGAAAGAAATCGAGCAACAGAGAGAAGGAAAGCAAACATGACACCTAAACCAGAGAATTACCCTTGGCCCCTCACAATGAACGACTACCAGGCCGACGTTGCCTCTACTATGATTTACAAGTGGAAGGTCATCTATCCAGCTCTTGGTCTATCCAGTGAAGCCGGTGAAGTATGTGATAAGATTAAGAAGATGATCAGAGACCAAGACATTAAGTTCGATGGTACTGAGCAGCTTACTGACAAACAAAGAGCTGACATCATCTTTGAGCTAGGTGACGTGCTTTGGTATATAGCTGCTCTATCGAGAGACCTAGGTGTGAGCCTCAATGAGCTGGCTCACATGAACATAGAAAAACTAAAGTTACGCAAGGAGCGTAACACTTTGTCAGGATCTGGCGACGATAGATGACACGCTGGGTCTTTGACCTGGAGAGCGACGGACTACTACCAACAGTATCAAAGATACACTGTATCGTTTTACGTAATGTAGAGACCAACGAAATTAAAGTTTATGATGGCGACAAGATTAAGGACGGACTGTTCTTACTCCAGAACGCTGAAGAAGTCATTGGTCACAACATTGTCGGCTACGACATCCCTTGCATCCAGAAGCTGTACCCTACCTTTGATATACTGGGGAAGGTTACAGACACACTTATTATGTCCAGGCTAATAGCAACTACGCTGGCTGAAAAGGACACTATCAGATACCACAAAGATCGAGAGAGCTTCCCTCGACGCCTGGTAGGATCACATAGCCTTAAGGCTTGGGGTCTTAGACTTAAGAACCTTAAAGATGACTACGAAGGTGGCTGGGCAGAGTACTCCGAAGAAATGCTGGACTACTGTATCCAGGACACCGGCGTGACATACGATCTTTATAAGAAACTTATGTCGGCTAACTTTAGTCAGCAGTCGATCGACCTAGAGCATCTTATGTCTACCATATGCAATCGCATTGGTAACAACGGATGGACTTTTGACACGCACAAGGCTCAGGTCTTATACGGTAAGTTAGCCCAGCAAAGAGCCGAGATCGAGCATGGCCTCGAGGAACTGTTCGAACCCTGGGAAGTTACTGAGGTCTTTTTACCTAAGCGTAACAATAAAACCCTCGGGTATATCAAAGATGAACCTTTTGANAAAAAGAAGACGGTACACTTTAACCCCAGTAGCCGACGACACATTGAGCATTGCTTACGGTCTAAATACAACTGGAAACCTAAGAAGTTTACAGACGGCGGTCACGCTCAGATAGACGAAAGTGTCTTATCAAAACTTGACTACCCAGAAGCTCAACACCTGGCTCGATACTTTATGTTACAGAAGCGTATTGGTCAGCTGTCCGAGGGCGCTCAGGGGTGGCTAAAGAAGGTCGATAGCGATGGACGCATTAGGCATACGATTGTGCCNGGTGGTACTATTTCNGGCCGAGCGAGCCACAGAAATCCCAACCTTTCCCAGGTACCAAAAGTTGGTCTTGAGTTCGGCAAAGAGTGTCGTGATTTGTTCACGGTTCCAGACGGCTGGTGTCTGCTGGGAAGTGACTTATCTGGCCTGGAATTAAGAGCATTAGCGAACTACCTTAACGACGGTGGTGAGTATGCTAATCAGATACTCGAAGGTGATATCCATACCTACAACCAAAAGGCTGCTGGTCTGAAGACAAGAGACCAGGCGAAGACCTTTATTTATGCCACCATGTATGGCGGTGGTGATCAAATGATTGGTAAGATAGCCGGTGGCAATGCCAAACTAGGCAAGCAGCTTAAGGCTGACTTTAACAAAAACATTCCAGCCTTTGGTCAACTTCAAGAGAAACTAAAGAAAGCGCATGAGCGTGGTTACCTGGTCGGCCTTGATGGACGTAAGTTGTACGTCAGGTCGGAGCATAAGTTGCTCTCACAGCTGCTCCAATCAGCCGGTGCCATCATATGCAAACAATGGGTCGCCTTGTGTGACCAGCAAATCAACGAGCAGTACGGATCAGATCAGGCATACATCGTCGGATGGATACACGACGAGATCCAGGTTGCTTGCAAAAGTGAGGACATTGCAAATGGCGTCGGTAATATCGCTACAGGAATGGCGAGAAAAGCAGGAGAAACTCTCAAAGTTAAAATCCCCATCGGAGCAGAGTATTCCCTGGGAAGAACTTGGGCTGGTACGCACTGAAGTTAGTGAGCAGCTCGAGAGCTTTATGTCTACTTACATCACACTCGATCGAGCCTGGAGAAACCCTTTCAAGGTTAAATCCAAGTTTGCTCGGGAGGGAGCTTTCTACGTCGCACTGTGCGCCTCAGAAACCTTCATAACCACAAACATAGCTGAAGACACGTGGGGTGACCGATGGGCCATCACTGAGGTTGGAATGGAAGCAAAGAGAGAGTTAGATTATGTACTTAAAGAAATTATTGGGGACGGCACCAAGCCCCCAGGCGGTGTTACTAATTGATGGTGACCTGTACCTGTACAGAGCTTGTGCAGCAGCCGAAGAGGAAATCGATTGGGGTGACGACATTTGGTCACTGATGACTGATCTCAAGGAAGCTAAAAAGATCTTCCAGACGTTTATCGATCAGATCTGTGATGAGCTGGATAGTGGTAACTTTATCATTGCCCTGTCTGACAAATCAAACTTCAGACATGAAATCGAACCCACATACAAAGGTGGTCGTAAGAAGGTCAGAAAGCCTGTCGGTTATTCGGTCATGAAAGATTGGATTAAGGATACTTACCGTTGGGTACAGACACCAATGTTAGAAGCCGACGACATTCTGGGCATATGTGGATCTGCACCTGGTCACAATGTGATCATGGTCAGTGACGACAAGGATCTGAAGTCAATACCAGGTAAACTTTACAGACCTATGTCTCTGGAGTTCCTGGAGACGTCGGTAGCTGATGCTGACAGGTTTTTCCTTAAACAAGCGTTAATGGGTGATGTCACGGACGGTTACTCTGGATGTCCAGGTGTCGGAGAAAAGACAGCTGAGAAGATCCTCGGTAGCCGTCCTGATTGGTCACTTGTTGCCAAGGCATATGCAGCCAAGTCGCTGTCTCAAGATCACGCCTTAGTCCAGGCACGTTTAGCCAGGATACTTCGGTGGGACGATTGGGACGAAAAGAAACAACTTATTAAATTGTGGGAGCCAAAGCGATGACAGCTATGGAAAAGTATATTCTCGATAACTGGAGTAGNTACGTTAAGACGTGCAAGGCCGAAGATAAACGTATGTTTAGNTACACTGAAGGTAAGCGNAANNNCTGGGTGCAAGATGCTCAGGCCCGAGCTACTTTCTGGGGCAACAAGGCAGAACTCTCACGACGACAGAGAGTTGATCGAATGGTCAAGATGCACCAAAAAGGCCTGGGTGTAGTTTCTATTGCCAAGGCTATGAGTAGTTACCCTCAGAGCGTCCGTAAATCCCTGCTACGTCGGGGGTATACAAGCAATGAGTAAAGAAAAGACTAAGGACGAAGTGTACCGTCCAGATCACTACGCCCAGTACACTATCGAACCCATCGTTTTCATTATGCAAAACCACCTACCTTTCCACACCGGTAACATAGTCAAATACGTGTTGAGAGCTGGTCACAAGATCTATGAAAATCAAACGTCAATCGAGTCGGAAATAACCGACCTAAAGAAAGCTATTCGCTACTGCGAAATGCGTATCAATTTACTCCAAGGAAAAGATCCCAATGATATATAATAATGTTGCTCTCCCTACCGACTACCAATCATTTATTCATGCGTCTCGATACGCCAGGTGGAAGCCTGAGCTAGGCCGTCGTGAGACCTGGAATGAAACTGTTGACCGTTACATAGGTAATGTAGTTGCACCAGCGCTACACAAAGCAAACGTACCTTATGAAAACCTGGTCGGCATACAGAACGAACTGCGAGAAGCAATCTTATTACACGACGTGTTACCTTCGATGCGCTGCTTGATGACGGCTGGCCCAGCTCTCGATCGAGATAATACAGCTGGCTATAATTGTAGTTACACCCCAGTGGACGACAAGCGTGTTTTCGATGAGGTTCTATATATTCTTATGTGTGGCACCGGTGTCGGTTACTCAGTCGAGAAAAAGTACACCAGCTTTCTACCACTGGTGCCTGATTTTTTACTTGAGAAAGATCTGACTATTGGTGTTGAGGATAGTAAAGAAGGTTGGGCAGATGCTTACCGCCAGCTGATCGAAGAGCTTTATACTGGATGCATTCCCCTGTGGGACGTGTCTAAGGTTCGACCAGCTGGTGCTAAACTGGAGACCTTCGGTGGTCGTGCTTCTGGCCCAGATCCATTAGTAGATCTATTTGAGCATACAGTAGACATCTTCCAGGCAGCTGCTGGACGACACCTGAAGCCAATCGAAGTGCATTCAATCATGTGTAAGATAGGTGAAGTCGTTGTCGTTGGTGGTGTTAGACGCAGTGCCATGATTAGCCTAAGCGACCTGGACGACCAGGAGATGCGTGATGCTAAGGCTGGTGAGTGGTGGGAAGAAAACCCACACTATGCCCTGGCTAACAACAGTGTTGCTTACGAAAGCAAGCCAACAGCCGTAGACTTTATGGGCGAGTGGATTAGCCTGGCAGCTAGCGGATCAGGTGAACGTGGTATCTTCAATAGGCAATCTATGAAAGACAAATATGATAGCGAAGGTATCCGCAATACTGATTGGGACTTTGGCACCAACCCGTGCAGCGAAATCTGCTTGAGAGGGGCGCAAACCAAGCAAGTCTATAACCTAACAACCGAGGAGTGGGACACAGAGATTATCCCAGGCACTGGTGGTCAGTTCTGCAACCTAAGTACCGTCGTTGTGAGGGCGCAAGATACAGCTAAAGATCTACGTCGCAAGATACGCCTGGCGTCGATCCTGGGCACCATGCAAGCTACCTTAACTAACTTTCCTTATCTCCGCTCATGCTGGACTAAGAACACCACTGAGGAAGCTCTCCTGGGCGTCTCTATGACCGGCATTATGGACAACTTACTGACGTCCGGTGGTCATTCACTATCGATGCTATCTAACACACTGCGAGAGCTACGCAAGGAAGCCGAAGAGACCAACAAAGAGTGGTCCTACAAGCTAGGGATTAACCCAGCTGCTGCTGTAACTTGCGTCAAGCCCGAAGGGACTTCCAGCCAACTTACAGACAGCGCAAGTGGGATACACCCAAGGCACTCAGAGTATTACATTCGAACCGTGAGAGCTGACATCAAAGATCCCATCACAAACTTCATGATCGACCAGGGCATACCACATGAGCCATGCGTGATGAAACCGGAGTCAACTGTTGTCTTCAGTTTTCCACAGAAAGCCCCAGACAATGCAATCACCAGGCACGACATGACAGCTATTGATCAGCTGGAGCTATGGCTCATCTATCAGCGTGACTTCTGCTCTCACAAGCCATCAATCACGGTGTCTGTAGCTGACGAAGAGTGGCCCGAGGTTGGTGCCTGGGTGTACAAGCACTTCGATGAAATGAGTGGCGTATCGTTCTTGCCTAAGTTCGAACACACGTATCAACAAGCGCCTTATCAGGATTGTACCGAAGAAGAATACAATCAGATGTTCCTAACGATGCCAGCGTTTATCGATTGGGACGAGCTGGGTCAATTTGAAGATCCAACGAAGGACAGTACTCATGCATCACAGACATTGGCTTGCACCGGTGACGTGTGTGAAATTGTCGACATCGAGGCAGCAGCCTAGGGCTGTCAAAATCCCAACTCGCGTTTTCTCAGGAGTAGGGTTGGGATTATAAACACATGATTACCTATTATACGGCGTTAATCTTCAGTTACTATCTCGATAGCCGGGAAGTAACTGTCACCATGCTGCTCAAAAGCATGGAGCAGTGCCAGCAAACCCTCGAGGCTACCAGTGACCTCTACAATTACATTGGTGACAACGTGTCAGGATACGACCAATACATGTACTGTGAGCAAACTGACTGGGCCAGCAGTGCCGTTGTCAGACCTAAGATCAGACCTTTCTTGTAATTTCCGAGTCTTTCTCTATGATATAAGAAATAGGGGGATTATACACATGACAAATAAAGTAAACTATGGTGCTTTTGGTGACGGTAAAGCACGGATTACATACCCACAAACAGCTCCACCATGCTGCGATAGCCCAAATATATCACTCGATGATACATCAAAGGCACTGCAAGAGCAGTGGATGCTTAGAAACTTAAATGTTGAGATAGCTATAAGTGAAGGCAACCGTATCATTCACGATAAAGTTTTAAGAAAAATACAACTATACTCTATCTCTTCATCCAACCGACGTCGTTTCCTAATGTATCTTATTCGTGCAACCGGTGAGAAGGATACATTAACAGTTACCCAGGCTACTCAATACTTGGGTATAGCTAGGAATTCAGTAGAGACGATGGTTACTGAGTGTAACGAAAACAACTGGCTTACAATTAAAAGATGTAAGAAACAACACAAGCATTTGACAGCCAACGAAAACTTAATGGATTGCTACCGTGGTTACAGTCGATGGCTATGGAAACAAGTGAACGAAACTGGCCTTAGATCCTTAAGTGAAAAGCTGCAAAATCTTGAAGAAATACAATTAGAAGTATTAAACGTTTGAGTACCTAAGACTGATTTGGGTACCAAACTACTAGGCATTGATTACTTAATAGTCTCTCTAATAGGCTAGATGGTAAGCGGTCAGGGTGAGACACTCGTTATACAAAAGAGGTCTACTACCCCGACCAATGTGCAGTCGCTAAACAACACCTGGAAAGTATCTAGGTATTCTTAAGAAGAACACAAGTATATAATATGCGAATTCTACTTGTGTTCTACTTTCGTACACAACGGTTCTACTCTATCGATCTGTGTTTTTTTTACTTTAGTGGGTCGGTGTACCCCCTTACGTATGTATGTAACTACGGTGTCACCACCATAGAATACATTCTATCTCTCTTGTGTGTCACAACTAACAGCCCTCTTATGTATGTCTTGAGTTCTCTCTCCCTGTCTCAAGCCAAACAACTGGTTGTCAGTTGTGATACCATTGTTTCTCTCTCAAGTGGACATAAGAACATGCTAAAGACAACACTAAGTATACAACTTGAGATACCTCAAGCTGGCTACTGGTTTACAACTGAAGACATCTTAGGCCATCCTAAGACAACCAAGGAAGACAACAAGATTAAACCAAAGACATCTGAGGATGACTGAGGATAGCTGAGGATGACTGAGGATGACTGAGGATAGCTGAGGATAGCTGAGGATGACTGAGGATGACCTTGGTTGGCTTAAGTTGGCTTTAGTTATTACGTCCCCATTCTCTCTTTAAAGAAATAGACCCTCGCCAGACAAAAGTCACATTTATATATTCAAATGTCTGAATGTCTGACTAATGAATGTAGATAGAACAACAGATATATTATCTGGTGTTACCATAAGTTATTGATTGCTTTAGATAACCATCGAATAACCTAATCAATGTCTAATCAATGACCTAGATTTGGTACCATACCCGATCGATCGAACCCCCCTGGTCTAATCTAATCAATGGATTCAAAAAGACCGTTAAAGGGTTGTCGTTGTTGTTGTTGTTAGACCTTCTTCAGCACAACCCCAGCCCCACAAAAAGACAACTCTAAGAAGGAACCCCCGACATGGCCCTCGAGTCCGGAACCTACATCAACAGTTTAAGCTCAAGTAACCCAGCTAGTACCGATGGCCTAGGTCAAGCTGACGACCACTTAAGATTACTTAAGTCCACAATCAAAGCGACCTTCCCAAACGTAGCAGGAGCTGCCACTGCAGATCACACAGAGTTAAGTACCCTGGATGGCTTTACCGGAACAGCAGCAGACCACAACCTACTCAGTGGTAATGCAGCAGCCGGTGTCACGAGTACTCATGTCGGACATTTGTCAGGCGTATCAAGCAACATCCAGACACAACTGAACATATTGTCTACAAATCTGACGTCAACCAATAACAACCTGTCATCAGCCGTACCCACCGGTATGGTCATGATGTGGTCAGGGGCGTCTAGTGCCATCCCTTCCGGATACGTCTTGTGTGACGGTAGCAACTCAACGCCAGACCTTAGAGATAGGTTCGTGGTNGGTGCAGGAAGTNGTTATGCAGTAGGCAACACTGGTGGTTCTAATACTGTCAGTCTGACGCTTAATGAGATACCTTCGCACAGTCACACATACGAGGACAAATATGTCGAACTGGTGGCTGCCAATCCGGGGTTGGACATCGATTACAACGCGAATACTTTCAACCAAAACGGCGTCAGAAATAACGGCACTGGTGCTGCAGGTGGCGGTGCGTCACACGAGAACAGACCTCCGTACTATGCCCTCTGCTACGTTATGAAGACCTAAGAGTAATGGTATACGTCTTAGTNTTTCTACACTTTGTAAACACTGATAACCTNAGATACTACCAAATGGGATCTTATGGAGACCAGGAGAGCTGCGAGCTGCAAAAAGAAAAAGCCAGTATTACGGTAACCCATACCAGCATGGCTTTGACCTGTCTTGAGGTAGATCCTCAACTATAGTTTTCGAAAGTAATATAATATCATGCCTAATCTACCTATCAGAAACCTAGGTGCTGTAGGTGTAATGACTGACCCCGACCCGTTCAATCTGCCCATCAACGCATTTACCAGGGCCAAGAATGTAAGGTTTGACCAGGGCGACGTCGTGAGGTCTCCCTGCTTTAGAGACGTTGCATCGATACAGCCGACCTCGGAAACTTTTGTAGTTACAGTCGTCAATGATGGTGGCGTGAATAAGTTTGCTATAGATGGCGTTACTGCCCCAACATTATCTCTTATCCAGGGCGTCACGTACACGTTCGATATGTCTTCAAATACTCTAAGTGGACACCCCCTGGCATTTAAGGATGCTAGTGGTACTTCATATACCACAAATGTTTCTACATCAGGCAGCGCCGGTAGTGCAGGGGCTACAGTTACTATAGCTGTACCAACAAGTGGAACCATGCCAGGTCGATACTACTGTACAGCTCATGGTGATGCTATGGGAAACACTATTTCTACGTCTTCTGCTACTAGCCTTAATCCAATGTTTGTAGCCGGTGTTCCAGACCCTGGTACCTTTGATACTGTCGTTGTCGTTTCGGACAACTTTAACATTTACAATTATGCCAACGGAAACGTCACTCTGGATTACAGCCCAGGTGCAAGTAACCAATCGATACCAATAACAAGCACTAGCTTGGCTAACGTCACCTATCTTAACAGAAGTGACCTAGCACCACATTATAAGACTAAAGCGATGTCTAACTTTGCATCCCTAGCAAACTGGCCCTCTGGGTTTAGATGTAATTCTTTAAGATCCTTTGGTGATTTCTTGATTGCACTTAATACGACTGAGGGTGGTGCAAACTTTCCACAGAGGGTACGTTTTAGTAACATAGCTTTGGCAAACAATGCCCCCAACAGTTGGGATGAAACAGATACTACCAAGAGCGCTGGCTTTAACGATCTAGCCCAAATGGTAACACCTATCATCGATGGCGAGACTTTAGGATCTAACTTTATCGTCTACTCTACTGACCAGGTTTGGCAGATGGAATTTGTTGGTGGTACTTTTATCTTTAACTTCCGTAAGCTTTTCCAGGACAGGGGCATTATTAATCAGAATTGTGCCGTTGAAGTATCAGGCAAACACTACGTTTTTGATGCTGATGACATCTACGTACACGACGGTTTATCAGATCAGTCTATAGTTGATGGTCGCATCAGGGACTACATATACTCAGGTATAGACACTGGTTCTCTTGAGAGATGTTTTGTTCAGTACGACCCAGTACGCCAGGACATCTATTTTTGCTATAAGTCATCTGATGATATGGCTGAATTTACCAATGGCAGCGGATGTAACAGAGCTGCAGTATACAACCCACAGACCAACACCTGGTCGTTTATGGACTTACCTAATATCTTTGCTGGAACAGTATCAAATGTAGATACAGTAGCGACCTATGCAACCGTAGCGTCTAATCTAACTTACGCGACAGCTGGTGGTAGCTTTGTTTCCCAGATAGGTGGATTAGACCGGCACGTTCTTATGCTGTCTAATACATCAACAAGTGATGGTCTTACGTCACACAATATATTTGCCTTAGATGGTATCGATGAGAATACTTCGTTGTCTAATACGATTAATTCAGCTGCCAACAAACCTATCAAACTAGAGCGTGTTGGTATTGACTTAGATCAAGAGGCCCAGCTCCCATTAGCTGGATATAAGAACGTCAAAAAGATGGTACCCCAGTTTTCTACTGTCGCAATAGATAAGACTTTTAATGTTTCTTTGGGTGCAGCTGATTTACCTAATGAAGTCCCTGCATATGAAACTGCTGTCACACTAAATACATCTGTTGATCACAAGGTCGATAGCAGGGCTGCTGGTAGATATCTTAGCTATAAAGTTGAGACACCAACAAACAAAGACTTTGTTGTTTCTGGGTTTGACTTTGATGTTGTGGCAACCGGTGGGAGATAGTCATCATGGCAACTAACGAACAAACCGACGTCGTTGTTTCTGGTTACAATAAGAGACCATCCCCGACAACTGAAGACGCCTTAAAGTTATATTTGTCTCTCGAATTACAGGCGATTGAGAAGACACTAAAGTCACTAGAAGAGAGCGCAATACAGGTCATTGATGCCGAGCCAGCCAGCCCTAAGAAGGGCATGGTTAGATTTAATGTGGCTCCCTGGAACCCTCTAGGAAACGCTTCAGAAGGACTAGTAGTCTACAACGGCAATGCCTGGGTAGCCGTGTAACTAATAAGCACAAAAACACAACAAAAGATTAGAATTGGAGTTAACCTATGTGGGGTCAGATAGCAGGAGCCGTCATTGGTGGTATAATGGCTAACAAAGGCGCAAAAGACGATCGTGCCGCTATGGAACGTGCGAACGCTCAAAACAACCAGTATCTGAATGCAGCTATGCCGTACATCAAAGATAACATGAGCAACGTCTCTGGTTTCTATGATGACATGATTAGCAAAGGCCCATACCAAGGTGATTTCTACCAAGGCCCAAACAACATGCAGACCGACATGATTAACTCCATGTATGGCTCAGGTACAGACATTATGAATGCCTCTAAAGGCTTCGCAAATAACACTGGTGATTTGTATAATCGTTTTACTGGTATGGCTAACCGTCCAGACATGATGGCTAATGCAGACCAATATGCTCAATCTAACATGTCTCCAATCGTCCAGGCCATGATGAGAGACGATACACGTACTTTAGAGGAACAGACGCTACCAGGGATTAACATGAGTGCATCAGGTACCGGCAACACAAACGCTAGTCGAGCTGGTGTAGCATCAGCAATAGCAGAACGTGGGTACAATGATCGCCTGGCTGATGTATCTACTGACGTCTACAGTAACCTAAGAAATGCACGTCTTGCACAAGGCAACACAGAGTTTAACCAAGGTATAAGCGCACTGACCAACGCTGGTAACATGAATAATCAGATGGCTGGTAACTTTGGTGCCGGTTCCACCGCAGCTATAGCAGCTGGTAATAGACAAAACGTGTTTGACCAGGGTCAGCTTGATGCTGACAGACAGCAATTCGATTACCTTAACAACTATAATTACAACCTGGGTAAAGACTATCAGGGGTTTCTTACTGGTAACAACGTCACCGGTAAGTATGAAGCTAACATGTATAATCCAGCTACTGCCACAATGAGTGGTGCTATGGCTGGATATGGTTTTATGAACCCTAATGCCCAACACTTTGATTCTTTATTTGGTGGTGGCCCAGGTCTCGGAGGATTTACTGGAGCCTCACAACAACCTTTCCAGATGAGGGGTTAGGCTTATGATATTTAGAAATCATACTGGTCCAGTGATGGGTGGCCCAGCCCTAAGCAACGCCATGAATAGTTCCCCAATGCAAGTGCAGCCAATTAACCCAGGTCAACGTCCAGCTCTTCAAACAGGCAACAGACGCATGTCTAATAGAATGCCTCAAATGCCAAACAACCGTATACCTATGGGATCTGAGGGTCTTATGCGTATTGGTGGCGCTGGTCTTGGTGCTAACAACCAGGGCGCTCTTGCAACTTATAGTGCCATGTTAGGACAATACGGTAACATGCAGGACTACAACCGTGCTGCAGATATGGAAGCATACCAGCAAGAAGTACTACGGGCTAACGAAGAAGCTGAACGTCGACGCCTGGCTCTAAAGATGCAGCAAGATGCTGAAAAAAAGAAAGGCCCATTGGCACCGCCTACAGCAGCATATAGTGAAGCAGCTTTGCAAGCCATCCAAGACGTTGAAGATAACCTTAACGATGAAACATGGAACCCATTTACTCAAACTACAGGGTTCTTTGGAAACATCATGCAATCTATACCTGGTACACCAGCGCATGATACCGCTGCTTCTATTAATACGATTGAGGCAGCTATTGGTTTTGATCGCTTGCAAGCCATGAGAGATGCATCCCCAACCGGTGGTGCATTAGGTCAAGTTAGTGAGATGGAACTTAGACAACTTAATGCATCTTTAGGAAGCTTACGTCAGTCTTCTGGTAGAGAACAATTTGCAGCCAACCTCGCCCAAGTTAAGAGACATTACATGTCTACTGTAGCAGCTATCAAAGCTCAACAGTATGAGTATGCAAGAATGAATGGTTTAACATTGCCCGAAGGTGCATCACCTGGTGGGGAAGTTACCTTCAACCCTGCCACTGGCAAGTTCAGTGATGAGGAATAAACATGCAAACAATAAAAACCCCAGACGGTCAGGTCTTTAAATTTCCTGCCGAGATGAGCCGCGCTCAGATAGCTGAGGCACTGAAACGTAGATTAGGTAACCAACAGCCACCGCAAAACAAAACAGGTTATCTTGAAGGTGCTTTTATAAACGCCCCAGTTCGAGGTGGTATTGGCATAACTGAGTATTTTGACACTCGTAAGGCTGCAAAGTCTGCAGCGAAAGCTAATTTCTACGACGTGAACTCAATCGAGAACATGAAGAGAGCCGCACAGATGCGGATGTCTCCACAGATGTATCAACAAGTGTTTGAGTCCGAAGAGGGCAATGAGTATCTTCAAGTACTAGCTGGACAGGGCTTAACGCCAACACAAATGCTGGAACGCATCCAAAAGCGTAACCCAGAACTAGGTACTGACTTTAGTGAGAACGGCTGGTCTGGTCAGATTACTTCTATCTTTAATCGCTATGAAGCTGAGAACCCAGCTAAAGCAGAAGAAGCCTACAGCGAAGGTGAAGAAGCACTATCTAGCCTGGCTAAAAAAGAACAACTTAAAACTAAATTTCCCATGTCCGACGTAGGTCAAAGAGGTGCTAATATTTATGCTAATGCTCCTGGTGTTATGGAGTGGGCAAAAGGTGCTTTTAAAGACCCATTGGCATCACTAGCCTTTATTAGTGAAGTTGCTACTGAAAGCGCCCCGGCTATCGGAGCTGGTATAGCTACCGGTATCATTACTAAAAACAAAAGAGCTGCTGCTGGTATCATGGTACTATCTGGCGCGCCAAGAACCTACAGTGGTGAATTTGTCGAGTTCTTAAGATCTCAGGATATTGACACTAGCGACCCATACGCAATTAAAGCAGCCATATCTAACGATGAAATATTAGCTGAGGCTAACAAACGAGGTTTTACCAAAGCAGCAATCGTAGGTTTCTTCGAAGGTCTAGGTATGAAAGCCGGTGGTGGAATACTTAGACAAGCATTTGCCCAGGCTGGTACTGGTTCCACTGGTGAGCTTGGTTCTGACATAGCTCTAGATGGCGTCGAGAACATCGATTGGAAAGAAGTCGTCTTAGAAGGTATTGCAGAACTTGCGACGACACCTGGTGAATACACTATTATTAAAGGCCGAGGTTTATTTAAGAATGGTAAGCTAATGGGATCAGAAGATCTCTCAATGCTACCAGAGTTCGAGAAACTAGCAGCTGCTGACGTAGCTCGCGCACTTGATGAGATTTCTAAGTCAGAAGGCTATAAGCTAGGTAACGTAGATCCATCATCCAGCAAGGGTGCAAAGCAAGCGCTCGAGGACGTAAGATCGACTAACGTACAAGTTGTAAACGACCTAAAGAAAATACTAAGCAAAAAGCTAGATCCTAAGAACGCACAAAGCCTTGAAGAGTTACTATCTGTGTTCTCACCGGCTACCGCTGGTATTGGCGCTGGTAAAAAGAAAGTTTCACAAAAAGTAACTACAGGCCAGATAGAAGCTTTAGCTGAATTAGTAGGTGACACCAAAGAAGGCCAGCAGTTACTACAAGAGCTGGTAAAATCTAATGTTATTACTGACCTGTTTAAAGGTGGTATGAAGGGTGGCGTAAGTCAGTTTACTGATTTGATGAACCCACTGTCTCACACCGGTGCCGTTTATGACCCCACAAGGTGGGCAAATGTTTTCGTAGGTGGTGGAGCTGCGGTGGCTTCTAAAGGAGCTACTCTAATAATACCAGCCGGTGGTCGTGTCGTCGACTTTTTTACTGGACGAAGATCTAAAGTTTCCAAGTTTGTTAAGAACAATAAGAAAGCATTAGGTTTACCCGATGCAGATGGTACTTCGGTTATCGAAGAGAAAAGTAAAAAGAAGGCAGATGCTAAATCTAAAAGACAAGCAATTGCTAAAATAGCAACAATATTAGATGCACCTAAAGCTGGCTTTGTCGAAAACATATTATTGGGAACTGGCCTCGAACGTAATGGTTTAGAGACTGTCTTAAATAGTATGGCTGGTGAATTTGGGGACAACGCTGATTTTATTTCAGTACTTAATGACATTCAAAAGAATTTATCTGGTTACGAAGGTGTTGCATACTTAGACAACCTAAGTGAAATCATACCGGTCATTGGTGCATATGCTCAAAAGAACAACCCTGACCTGGTAACTAATAAACCCGACAACCCTCTACTAAAGAGGAGCTTTGATGGCCCCAATGTACAAACAGATATGCCCAATATGGGCGGCGGTGGTGCTAACACTGATACCACAGGGGAATTTGGTTCCCCCAAGTTTACAACTCCCGAAAACTACAACAGAGGCATCGAAGCCAACAAATTAGCCGCTGAAACTTTGTCGTTACAAGCTCAGAACGATCAGCAACTTAGCCGACCAGATAAAGCTGTCGTTGCTTCTGCATTAGACCAGCTACAATTTAACCTAGGATCTAATCCTACGGTCAACGCCCAGGCTATCTTTGAGCAAGCTGCTGAAAACGTAAATCAAGACGTAGCCGTAAAATACATCAAGCCTTACGTCGATCGAGTAATTAGACAGCAGCGACCTAAAGGACTTTTAGCAGCTGCTGAAGCTGGTGTTGTACCTGATGTTGATACAGATACCGTTGCAGAACCTGATGCCCAAACAGAAGTCCAACAGCCACAAACAGATTTATACAATGATGCATTAAATTTAGTTAACGAAGAGAGAAAAGTCTCAACCAGCTACCTACAGCGTAAGCTGGACATAAAGTACAATGAAGCCAGTGATCTTGTAGAGCGCTTACAGGCCGAAGGTATTATCTCTGAGGCTAACCACGTCGGCAAAAGAACGATTAACGAAGAAGCATTAAACAATGCTGTAAACCAAGATCCCGATGTAAAGCTAAGTCAAAACTTAAACTTAGGAAATCTACAGCCAAACGTACCTGAGTTATGGACAACACCCCCACAAGCTTATGACTCAGCTGCTACCTCTATAAACAAGAATAAAAACCCAGCTGGTTACACAAAACTTAAGAAGCAGGGTGTATTTAAAGAAGGACAGACAGTAGTCGACATAGGCGGTGGTAAGTTTGACAATGTTGTAGATGAGATGGCTGAAGAAGGCGTCACAGTTAAAGTCTATGACCCATTTAACAGAACACCTGAGCATAATGCACAAGTTGCATCTGAAGTAGCTGATGGAAAAGCAGACGTAGCTGTCTCTAATAATACTCTAAATGTTATCCAAGAACCCGAGAATATGTCTCGAGTAATACAACAAGCACACAACGCCATACCTACCGGTGCCAAGGCTTACTTTACAGTTTACGAGGGTTCCAAAGATAGCGTTGGTAAAGAGACTACCCAGGGTTACCAGCGTAACGAACCGGTTACGTCGTATATACCAAAGTTAGAGCAAGTGTTTGGTAAAGGTAATGTTGAGCGCAAAGGTGATCTACTTATAGCAACCAAAGAAGACGCACCTGTAAATCAAAATGACCAGTCTCCAATACTAAACAGAGAGCAGAACCCACTGAACATCGATCAAGGGGATCTCCAGGCAACTAATGTCGATATCATGCCTAATGCTGAAGAGCTTGCGGCAATGAAAGACGAAACTAAAAAATACAAACCAGAGCAAAAGAGAACACTGGTCGAGGCTGTCGATTTACTAAACGAGAAGTGGCAAAAAGCTACAGGTAGGACAGAACCATTTGAATATACCCCTGAGAACGTAGACCGTATATCTTCGCTTATGGCTACTGAAGCTATGCAAGCTCTTAAGAAAGATAATAACGCTATAGGTTGGTATGATAGGAAACTAAAAGCAGCTAAGGCTGTCGTTTCACTTGTTGATCCTCGAGTAACCCAATCACCAGACGCAGAAGCTGCTTTTGATTTTGCATTAGCTGTAACATCTAACGGTCAAGCCGTAGCTGATAACTTTGAGTATGCCTTAGAGGTATTTCGTCACTTTATGGATAACGGAGTTATGCCTACTGACACCTGGATAAAAGGTGGTGAGCGTAACAATGGTATGGTTGATGCATTTGAATTCTTTAATGTGTATAGTGCCTCGGGCCAGAACATGCCTATCCAGGAATTTCTAGATTTAGATTTTACTGTAAGAGATTTAAAAGAGTGGGTAGGTGGTTTTAATGCAAGAGAGGGAACAGAAGTTAAAGTTCCATCATCTGAAGGCCAGGACGAAACGGTCAAAGGGTCTTTTATTATTGGCCCTAAAATAGGCCAGGGTTTCTACCAAAACATTCGAGGAAACTATGATCCACTTACAATGGACATCTGGTGGATGCGTATGTGGAATAGACTTGTAGGACGCCCATTCGAAACAACTAAAGATCTTAATAAAAACAGAGCTGCAGTCCGAAAATCATTAGTAGCTAAAAACCAGGACAAGCTTGAAAAGAGATTAACTAACCAAACGCTAAAAGAGCTAGGAATAAATAGATCTGACCTTAAAAATGACGAAACTTTTGATACTTTTGTTTCTAAACTGGAAAGCAACTACCAAAGTTTCTTTAGAAAACGATCTCAAGAGCTAAAAGGCACAAAACAAAAGGTAGAAAAGCCCAACTTATTCAAATCTACAGGTACTATGGTTAGAAATATGGTACCACAGCTGCAGGGTATACCTAAAGGCCCAAATGAGCGCTCATATATGCGTACAGTTACTGCAGCAGCTATTGAAAAGTTACGTCAAAATGGTTATATGATTGATACAGCAGATTTCCAGGCACTTATGTGGTATCCTGAGAAACAACTGTTTAGAAAATTAGGTGTAGCTCCAGGTAGGGGTGCAGATAACGATTATTTAGACGCAGCTATAATGCTTGCAGAAAAAGAAGGGTTTACAAATGCCGAAATTAACCAAGCACTCCCCACATCAGACGGAGACGGAGCCGTCAATAGTCAGCCAGATACCGAAAGACAAGATGGGCCAGGCAATCCAGGAGTTAATCGAGCTGGCCCAGAAACGCCAAGGCTCTCCCAATCAATCCCAGGAGGAATCCTCGCAAACCCCAGCCAGAGGCAGTCTAACCCCAGGCGTACTCTTCCAACAAATGAAGAATTTAAGTCCGAAATAGAATTAGCCGGTGTACCTTTTAAAATAGGTTTAAAGGGCGGTAAGTTTGAAAATGGATTGAAAGATTTCTTCAATCTAAAGCGTTTAGCTGATGCTTTTATGATTAAATTAACAGCTTACAATAACCATCCTGAAATGAGAAAACGATCGTTAGGTACTGGCGATAGTACTCAAGGTTTATTTAACCAGAAAAACAGAGAAGCTAAATACCTAACAGCCGGTACTGAAATGGCTGACGGTACAGTTATTGACGTCAATTCATCTTACATTACAGCTATACACGAATTGACCCACGGCATAGCTGGTGCAAACCCAGAGGGTTATGCCGGTGGCATAGGCGCTGGTATGAGAAGTGATGCCTTAGAGAAAGTTAGTCGCTTTAATTATCTTAATTTAAGAAACGACCCAACATACAAAGGTACTTTTGAAGATGAAGTTGCAAAATTACTAGATATACCTGACGCTGAAAAAGGCGAGATTATAAGTGAAATAATTAATCTACAGGATGCTGCCAGCTACCAGTCTATAGATGGTACTGAGCGAGAAGTAAGGGATTTACAAAAATCTAAAGACTTTGTCTTGGAAAAAGCTAATGAAATAGCTTCAGAGCCTAATTTTAGTACAAACCCAAATCTGAAAACAGCAAAAGCTGCTGAATACTTAAGAGACATGGCCCCCATAATAGCCCAGCACCAGCAGTATGTTCGAGGCGTCTATGAGATGTCTGTTGAGCCTATTATTTACTATTTGTATGATCCTAAAGCTTTCAAAGTTTTGGCACCTAAGTCAGCAAAGATGGTACAAGATTTCTTTAAGGAAAGCTCAATAATACGATTTTATAATCACCCTCTAGCACTCGGTGTAGCTGTCGTATTAGCCATGATGATGAAACAAGAGCAAGCTGACGAAGAAGACAGGCAGATGCCACCAGGCGCTTTATCACCCCAACAACAAATGATGGCACCAGGAGCATTAACAGCAGCATAGGAGAGAACTATGGGCGCACCAAAGAACCCACGACGTAAAACTCCTGTCAAAAACCCCAACATGGCCCGCCCAGCTCACAAAAACCCCCTGGCATTACAACACAAGACGCCAGAGGGCCGAGCTAAGTTTAAAGCAATGCTTAAGACTAAAAAGAACGGTGGTCGACCATTAGGAGTACCTGACGGTTACGGAAGTGGTCGTATGGAACCAATCGTCGAACAAGCACAGAAAGACGCAAAGAAAGTAGTAAGTATTATGAAACAAGATTACGAAATCAGTGACCCTCGATCAGAAGAGGCTCTCGAGACTGCAGTCGAAATCATGAGAACACCAGTCCACAATCGTGATCGTCTGCAAGCTGCAAAGTTAATCCTGGATTTTACTAAAGTTAAACCAGTAGCCAAACAAGAGGTTACTCTTAATAACGCTGAGGCTTTCTTAAGTTCACTACTGGACGACGACGGAGAGCAAGATGAAAACCCAACAGAAGAAACTGAAAGCAGTACGGAAGAGACTTTATGACGACTTTAAGTTTTACTCAAAAGCTTCTTTAAAGATACGAACCAAAACAGGCGACATTGCGCCACTTAAGTTAAACCCAGCCCAGGAAATCCTTAACGACGCTGTTACTAAGCAGCTGCAAACAGACGGCAAAGTCCGTGTGATTATTCTTAAGGCCCGACAGCAGGGTCTATCGACTTACGTTGGTGGCTATCTGTACTTTAGTGTGTCCCAACGCAAAGCTGCAAAGTCACTCGTTGTTACCCACCACTCTGACAGTACCAGGGCGCTCTTTGATATGACAAAGAGATACCATGAGAACTGTCCTGAGATACTAAAGCCACACACGAAGTACTCATCACGTCGAGAGCTGTCTTTTGATATCCTCGATAGCTCGTACATTGTTGCGACAGCTGGTGGTGAGGCTATTGGTCGAGGCGAGACGCTTACACACGTCCATGCATCAGAGCTGGCGTTCTGGAGTAAGACTACAGCAGCCGACAACTGGAACTCTTTGACCCAGGCGGTGCCTAATACAAAAGGTACAGCTATCTTTGTTGAGAGTACTGCAAATGGTGTCTCTGGGATCTTTTATGATCTCTGGAAGGGTGCCGTCGAAGGTACCAATGGATACGTCCCAGTGTTTATTCCCTGGTATGTCGATCCTGAGTACATCGAGAATGTACCTGACAACTTTGAGCGTACACCAGAAGAAATAGACTTAGCCGAAGAGTATGACCTGGACGACGGTCAACTTATGTTTAGGCGTCGTAAGATTGCACAAAACGGTATCGATCTATTCCGACAGGAGTACCCATCAGAACCCGAGGAAGCCTTTCTGACAACTGGTCGACCGTGTTTAACCCTGAGCAGCTGCAAAAGATGCTACCAGAAGCTAGAGATCCTAAAGAACGTCTAGCCCTGGAAGGCGAAGAGTGGCTAAACAACGCTCGAGGTGAGCTTACGATGTACCGTCGCCATGACCCAGGCGAACAATATGTCATCGGTGCAGACGTCAGCATGGGTGTTCGAGGTGGAGACTATAGTGTCGCTCAGATACTCGACAGCAAGAAACGACAAGTAGCTACCTGGCGTGGTTTGGTTCATCCTGACTATTATGCCCAGGTTTTATTTCACTTAGGTAACTTCTTTAACACCGCATATATTATTGTAGAAAACAACGGTCACGGTCTACTCACATGCACAAGGCTGGCAAAAGACATGGCCTACTCAAACTTCTTCACAGAAGTCCAGGTAGACAAGCTGACCGATAGGGAGACTATTAAGCTAGGCTTTAGCACAACTGCTAAAACAAAGCCTCTCATTATTGATGAGCTAAGAGCAGTCGTTCGTGAAAACGAAATCGAACTAAACGACAAAGTTACTATTAGAGAAATGCTTACGTACATTGTTACTGAAAGTGGCAGCATGGAAGCAGAGCCAGGGTGTTATGACGACTGTGTCATGAGCCTGGCACTAGCCAATCACGTCCATGAGGGCGCTTGGGAACCAATCGAGGTTACAAATGATCACTATATTGAAATGGTCTGACTATTATGGATAAAAAAGATTACAAAAAGGTCGATGACGAAAAGTTAGTTACGATCTTAGATGATAACATCCGTAGATCTATAGGCTACTACGACAGCCAAATAAGTAGAGAACGTAAGCGTGTTATAGATTACTACAACGCAAAACTACCTCGACCAGCGCACGACGGTAACTCTAAGTACGTATCTATGGACGTCTATGATGCAGTCGAGAGCATGAAAGCTGCACTGCTAGAAACCTTCTCAACCGGCTACAAAACAGTACGCTTTGCTGCACAGACCGGAGAGGATACTAAAACTGCTGAAGTTTGCACTGCATACACTGATTATGTTGCTAACAGGCAAAACAACCTGTTCCAGGTAATGCAGACAGTAATACACGACGGCCTAGTAGCCAGAGCTGGTATTGCTAAGATATATTGGGATGAAAGAGAAGAAAGTCATCTAGAGCCAATCCAAGATCTTACTGAAGAAGAGTTTGACCAGGTAATCGCTCAGGACAATGTAGAGATCGAAGAAGTCGAACAAGACGAACTAGGTTTATACAACGGTGACGTCAGAGTATCCCAGGACACCAGCCAGGTAGTTATCGAAAGTATAGCACCTGAGCAATTTATAATAGAACCGCAAGCCGTCGATTTGGACTCGGTTGGCTTTTGTGGACACCGCACTGAAATGACAATCTCAGAGCTTAGAGAGGCTGGCTATGATGAAGAACTTATTGCAACGATTGGTGACCATGAAGACGTGGATATGGAAACTGATCCAGAAGTGCTGGCACGTCATGAAGAAATCGGTCAAGACCGTGGTTTCAATGCTAAAGGTTTCCAAGATCAAGTCCGTAGTGTCACGGTATATGAAGTTTATATCGAGATAGACCTCAATGAGGACAACAGTAATTCGGGAGTGGCTGAGTTATACAAAGTCATAAAAGCCGGTAACGTCATCCTACATAAGGAAAAGACAACACGGAAACCATTCTGCACTTTTGTTCCACTCCCGATTCCACATAGCTTCTTTGGATCTAACTTTGGATCTAAAGT